AAATGTGTAGTTAGCCACGACCAACACCCCCCGTCCGCAGGCGGTATTTCTCCTCGCGGTGCTGGGTGATAAGACGATATGCTTCGTCATGGTCGAGGCCGATGCTCCTGCCGTTCATGCAATCCTTCCGGAAGTCATATTCCGCCAGCTCTTCGCGGGTATCGATCTCCTGGAACCGCCAGTCTTTGATGATTTGCGCCACATAGGGCCCGACAGCCCTCGCGCCAGCAGCAGCAGCCCGCCGTATGGCCTCGCCTATGAGCGCTGTCTTGCCGTTGAGCACCGCAATCCGCGAGAGGGCGGCAACCTCTTCGGGCGTTGCCTCCCGCCCGAACGAGGAGCGATAGGCCGCTTTTACGGCATAGTCAGCATCCGCATAAGCCGCGCCCCACTCGTCCAGATCGTCCTCACGCGCATACGCGCCCGCGCCCGCGCAATGAGCATCATTATCATCATCTTCATCATCAAGAAGGTACGGTTTAGGTACGGTAGCCGCGTTACATTGCGTTTCATCGGGCGTTTCGTAACGCTCTTGTAACGCGTTACATTCCGTTTCATCGCCGTTACCAAGTTTCTTGTTGCGGTGCCTGCGTACTCTCTCGCGGGTCTGCGCCCTGGTGGTCTCTCTCTTTGCAAGGAGCATACCCACGCGCTCGTCCCAATCGTGGATGGCGTACCCATCGGCGGTGACGTCAAGCAGGCGGGCAGCTACGAGGGCGTCAACGAGGCGCTGGGGCTTCCCCTTGAAGCGCATAACCTCCGCAATGGTGGCGGTATCCCTGGCCTTGAAAAGCCCGTCCTCGCGGTTATTGAGCGCCCACGTCCAGAGGCGCACCAGCTTGCCCACAACCATGTCTTTATCCATTTTGAGGGCCACGGACAAATCCAGCACTTTATCATGGTCGGGCAGAGTGTCATGCAGCTCAATCCAGGCCATCCGTATCGCCTCCTTTCATGCACCGGGGAGGCGGCGCTGCACCGCCTCCCCGGTGGTGCTCTTAGAATAGAGAGGGCCTCCTGCGGCGCTTGCCGCCAAGGACTTCAAGCAAAGACTCATATTCGCGGCTATGCTCGTTTTTGCTCGCGTCCTCTTTTTCGATGTGCGAGGCCGCTTCTCGATATAGCTCGTAGAACTTGCCGCCAGCGGTTTTGTCGAGAATGTCCTTATGCAGCCGTTCAAGCGTAATGGCGGCATCGAATATTTTCATGGTGTCCGCGCCTTCAATGATAGCGCCTGCTTCTACACCGTTCTCTGTTGCAACCACAAAAAACACCAAATCTGAATTGTAAATATGAGCCTGCCCCTTATTGTCCACCAAATGCAGATGTGCCATGTTCTTTCCTCCTTACAGACGCGAAATGTTGATCCGGCGCTCGGTGCGGGCGGCGACGGTGAACTCCTTGCGGTTGATCGTGGTGACTTTCACCAGGAAATCGCCAGCAATGACCTTATCCCTGTCGCCCACGCACCGCTTAATCTCTTCGTGTACCTCGTTGTATTCGCGGTAAGAGGGGGCCAGCTCTTCCTTGCGGAGAATGAGGCTCTCCAGCTCGCCGTCATCAATGCTGGTCTCGGTGGGGTTGTGTGCTGCCGTGCAGATGTGCCGCAGCCTGCAATCCTCACACACAGTTGCATCATCACAGGCAGGGGGCGGATTGTCGCCGAAGGGATCATGGAGGGCCGCATAGACACGCTCGCCCTTTTTGAGAAGGGCGTCGGCCCTGTCCCAATCGAAAGGCACTTCGATGATTTTGAGCTCGCCCGTGAGCTTGTTGACGAGAACAAAGAAGCCCTTTTCCTTCTCGAAGCGCCACATATAGACGAGGAGCTGGGAAGGATATGCGCGTACATAGTGCTTCTTGGAGTTATAGAAATCCTCCACGGAATTGAGCTTCGCCCACTCGAAGGGGGAGAGGCCTTTGATTTCTGCGGGGTAGAGCTGCCCGTCCTCGGGGTCTTTGATACGAATATCCTCCCGGCCTGTGATAAGCGGGTTCTCCACCTTCCAGGAGCGTTGTGTGGGCGTGATGACCTCATATCCCGCCGCTTTGAGCTTGGAGATTGCATACTCTTCTATGGCGTTGCCCAGGTCGAAGATGTTTTGCAGGCCGTAGTCGTGGGGCTTCTGCTCGTCCCAATGCTTGATAAGCAGATACAGATAACGCTCGCAGGGGTGGCCGATGTTGGAGGCCCGGAGATTGTTGCAGGGGTAGACCGTTATGCGGCTTTCCACTTCATTTCGGATTTGCTGTTGGATATTTGCTGCGCTTAACATATTGCATCCTCCTTTCGCTATAAATCACATATAGTCCGGGGGCTCGGGCGGGAGATAATCGTCGTACTCGTCCGGGTCGCCGTAGGTGGGAGGCGGAGGGTTCTGCGGGATGTGGATGGGTGGGGCGGATTGCTCCTGGGAGGACGGGGCGGCGGCGCTCTTCTGGCACTTCATACACAGCTTACGCCCGTATTTCCCCTCGCTAAATGAAGCAACCTTCTGTGTGATGGAAGTGCCGCAGTTGGAGCAGGAGAGGCCGCTGTCCTTGGCGCTCTTACCCTTGCCGCCCTTCTCGCCGTCAGCGAAGGAATAGCCGCGCACCTTGGAGGCGTCAATCCCGCCATCCTCCAGGCTCGCAATATCGATATTCCGCAGGCCGGGGAGCATCCGTTTGATCCCATTGTTGAGGCAGTTGGTGTATGCGGCCTTTTTGACGTCCAGGACGTCGATAGCGTCCGGCCCCTTGAATTGCGGATTGGCAGCCCCGTCCTTAAAGGTTCTGCGGCCGGTGAAAAACTCGTCCTTCCCGGTGCGTGAGCCTTCGCATTCGATCACGTTCCGGCCCATGGTGAACTCCATGCGGTATGTGAAGGCGGGGTATCCTTCGTCAAGCTCCCGCTGCACATCGACGATCTTCCAGCCGATCCCGAACAGGCGGGCCACCTTCGTCGCGCCGCTTTCCTGGAGGTAGGGCGTGCCGCCGATCAATACCCAATCCAGATGGGTTGTAATCTTGATAGCGGCCTTCATCATCGTGTTCAGCGCTGCGACCAGCTTCTCGGCCTTCTCCGCCTGGGCGATAATGCTTTGATAGTCGTATTCGGTGATGTCGTTGGGCAATACCGTAATCATGCCATTTTCATTGACCTGCTCCATTTACAAAAGCCTCCTCTTTTGATATGCTGTTGTTGTAGATTTTCGCTGTTGCCGGTGTCGAGGTTGCCGCCTCGCCCGGCTTTTCTTCACATTCGCAGCGCTCGCCAGGGTCGAGATTGCTGCCGCAGGAAGGGCACACCTTGAACGGCCCTCCATACCTAAAAGCCCTGTTCATTCAGATACCTCGCAATCAGCGCCGACACGCCCGCTTGTACCGTGTCAAATCCTTCGCGCTTTAGAGCCTGTTGCAACCTCGCATAATCCGTTTTTGAGAGGCGGCATTGTATTCTCTGCGGCAGGCGGCGGGTGTCGCGCTTGCGGGCCTCTGGAACGGTCTTGGCGAACGCCTCCTCCAGAAGCCTTTCCGCGTCGTTCACAATCCGCACCCCGTACTTTTCGGGGTTCTCAACCTTGCTGTTGAGATACTTGTCGTATCCGGGATACTGCTCGCGCATGACGGCAACGACCTGTGTGCTGGTCAGCCCGCGCTCCGTGCGAAACTCTTTGACGTTAAGCATTCCGATCCTCCTTTCCGTTTTCGACGTAGAATTTGACACATACCGTCCAGAGACCGGGGTATGTTTCCCGGCAAGTGGTTCCGTGCTCCACCAGGGCCGGGGCGAGCGTCCCGGCAAGAATGAGCGCCATTCCGTTCAGCTCTTCCTGGCTCGGCTGATGGTCGAAGTCGAAGCAGCTTGCAAACTCATGCATTTTCTCCAAATCGTTTCCTCCTTTCACTTGCCTTCATAGGCCAAACTGCACATCAGCAACAGGCCGATAATGCATTGCGTCCAGAACCTACGCCCGCCGAGGGAGTTCATTTCCATAGCGCCAACCGAGCCAAGGACGAGGAAAAAGCCGATAGCAAAGAGCGTTGGGGCTATGGCGGTGATAAGGCGGGCCAGGTTGACGGTTCGCCGCCGCCTGCATCGCTTACCCCGCACCATCGTGCGCCTCCTTTCTCCCACGGCGCTTAAACGCCAGTTGCAACGCCCTTTGCCCGAGCACGGCGCTATACCCGTTGCGCTGGTACTTGTCCAGCGTGCCAGTATCGCCACGCCGCAGCTCGCGGTAGATCGTTGTTTCAGGACAACACAGACGAGATGCAATCTCAACAACAGACGCGCCATTCCCATACATAGCCTCAATGGTCTGCCTGTCCTCCAGAGAAAGATAAGCGTACTTTTTCTTCTTGCCAGCCATTCCTTTTCACCTCGCTTTGGACGAAAAAATATGCAAGAAAGCTTCTTTCACTTCCTTGCACTTAATGGTATAGTCTGCGAAGGCGTTTGTCAATAGAAAAGTGCAAAAAAGTGTAATTTAATTTTTATACAATCCGAGGTTATCACATACCCACGGGAATTGCAAGACAGGTTATAGGCGGGCAAGGCATTCGGCGAACTTGTCCGCCGCGCTTTTCCAGCCGAACATCTCGCGGGGGTAATGGTTGATCCATTCCTCGGTTCGGGCTATCTCCTTGTTGGTGACGCGGGAGAAATTTGTCCCATTAGGATGATGTCGGCGGATAAGGCCGTTTTGATTTTCATTGCTGCCGCGCTCCCAACTGCTATACGGATGGCAGTAATAGATTTGGGTGCGTGTTCCGCCGTAGATTGATCGTTCCAGAGTTTCGTGATCCGCGAACTCGCTACCGTTATCTACCGTGATGGAAAGGAATACTTTTTTGAACATATCTCCATACTTCCTTTCAATGCCATCCAAGGCGCGGTTGACACTCTGCGAGGTGCGATCCTTTATCGGGCGTATGATCTCCGCTCTGGATACTCTCTCAGTAAGAACCAGGAGAGATTTTTTCGTGCGCTTCCGTCCGTGAACTGTGTCCATTTCCCAATGACCGAAAACGGAGCGCTCGTTGATCTCCTTCGGGCGTTTTTCGATGCTTGTGCCCTTGGGCGCTCTTGCGGGGCGTACTTGCTTATAAGGACGCGGTTTCTTCCTCTTGCCTTTTTGCGGGAGATGCTTGTTGGTCAGATGCAGGAAAACGCCTTTGTCGATGTAGGAATATAGAGTGCGCAGGCAAATTGTTGTATCAAATTCAAGCCCCATGGCTTTGATCTCCCCCAGCACGGCGGCAGGAGAGTAATGCTCATGCAGAATTTTGTATTCGATGAAGTTTGCAAGATTGTGGTCGTTCCCGATTTTCAGCGCAGGGCCTTTTAAGGCAAAGGTGGCTTCATAGGCTTGTTGCGCTATATCGGGGCTATACCGCGTTTCTGTGGTGAGGTCGGTATTCATATGGGTGTATGTGCCGCGCTTTAACTCGCGGTAGATCGTACTGTAATGGACATGAAGTGCGTCGGCGATCTCTTGTACGCGGCATTTTTCCTTACGCATTTTCTCAATCTTCAAGCGGTCTGTGAACGTCAAATGCTTGTAATGCCTCATGGTATGCCCTCCCTTGAAAGTGGTGGTTGCGATTATAAATTAACTTGCATTTAGTTGTCAACCACCACAGCAAAAGGAAAAGGAGGCCGGACGCATCCAACCTCCTCGGGCGTTATCCGCAAATCACGCCGCAATTCCTCTTTACTCCTCCGGCACTTCCGGCAATCCCGCCAAGCTGGTGAGCAGTGACAGCACGCCCGCCAGAGCCGCGCCCGAGGCCACCATGATCCAGTTGACTTCATCCATCACCGCCGCCGTGCCGATCATGGCAATGGCGCTCTGCGCCACCGTCTTGATGGCCCGGACGCCCGCAGCCTTCAACCACACCTTGAAATTGCTCTTCATCGTTCTTTCTCCTTTCTTATTTGTCCTCGTGTTTTTCCAGGCGGTCAATGCGCGAGTGCGCCCGATCCACCTTGATCTCCACAGCGGAGAGGCGGTTGCTCACGTCCTGGTTGATCTTCCGCTGCTCCCGCTGCTCCGCCTTGATGTCATCCACGCCGGACTTGATATAGCCCAGCTCCGTCAAAATGGCCCCCTGTTGCTGGGCCTCCTCCCGGTTGTCGTTCTTGTTGTTCCGAAGGAGGGCCGCGAGTGAGCATACGATTGCCACTATCGTCCCCATGAGCGTGATACCATGTGTCCATTCCATACATTAGCCCTCCAATTCCCCGGTGTACTCCCGGTTTCCAATGGTGATATATGCCTTGATCTTCTCCGGCAGCGTCCCGCCGCCATGGGCCGCTACGAAGGCCTTCACGCCCGCCTCGCTTTTCGGGCCGTATACGCCATCCGCATCCCCGCAGGGATAGCCGAGGCCGTTTAGGGCCTGTTGCAACAGCTTGATTTCGTCCCCGCGCATATAGGGCGTAGTGACTTTGAGCACCGTGGGCCCGGTGGGCGTCTCGGGCGCTGCGGGCGCGTCCGGCTGGGCCTCGACGAACACCTTCAAGCGGCCATAGCGGTTCCAGTATGAGGAGCCGGAAGCGTTGATCTTCCGCAGCACAACACCATCATCCCGGCCCTTGCTTTCGATTGCCATGCGTTCGCCGTTGATGATACCGATATACACGCCCACATGGTAATACTGCTCGCTCCCGTCCTTCCAGCGGAACAGGAGGTCGCCCGGTTCCAGCTCGCCGTAGTTGATGGACGTGCGCACGAAGGCGCACATATCGGCCAGATGGTCGCAGTTGCGCTTTCTGTCTACAATCCCGTTATTCTGGAGATACCGGGAAATCAGCCCGGAGCAGTCATACATCACAATGGGATCAAGCCCCTCG